CCTGGCTGTCTATAAAGTACTCTATTTCTGTACAGTCCGAGTAATCATCAAAGTTAGGTATTTTCCCAACCTTGAGCCATTCGGCCATTAAACACCATGATTCAGTCCTAGAGTTTGCGTATTTCTTAGGCTTAGATGCGTTATTTGCTCCATTGAAATCCATAACAGGACATACTACTTCAAGAGCTTCTTTCAAGTGGTCCACTATAGGACCGCCAAGCCCGCAACCGTCCACAACTAGAGCCTCTATTTCAAAAGGGAGTAGTGCCTCTATAACCACACGCTCTAGGTTTGGAGCTGATAGCCCTTGCCATTTACGTGTTAATAGTATTTCATGGCCCCTACGAATAATAAGGACTGACTTATCTTTGCCATACCTGGCAACGTCTAGCGCCCCCACTATGGGCTCTGAGGTGTCTATTATTATCGTACGTTCTGAAGCATGACGTATAACTACAAGCGGTATAAGTTGTGCGTCTGCATTAGCATCAAGGAAGCTGGCCCCTAGCTCTTGGTCTGCAAACTCACCCGAGTATTCCGCATATATTCTCTTTAGGTACTCAGGAGGAAGGAATGGATTATCCCTAGTCGTTGCGTGTATAAAATGGGTTGACTCTTGAAGGTGTAGGTCATAAACCCAATTCTTACCCCTGGGCGTAGTAGTGAGCCAAATTTGATAAGGGAATTTTCCACGCCTCAACCTACCACAAAGAACCTCATAAGTGTATCGGTCATACAGTGCAGCCTCATCGAGTATGGCGTTATCTACGGTTACACCACGCATATTTTCCACAGAGTCCATTGAGAACCCCATGATTTTACCACCTGTCTCTTCCACCTCAATAACCATATCAGCTTTATAATAAGTGCAAGCTATCCCATGGTCTCTAAGTCTTTGCAAGATTTCCGCAAACATCACAAGCTTTAACGTCTTGTAGCTCTGAGCCATCACAATAGTGTGAGCCCCAATCGCCAACTGTTGACAAGCCTTTTCGGAAGCTACAAAGGATTTACCCGAACCAATGCCCGCCAGGTATAAAACTACAGGCGACTTTGATTGGAGAAACTCTTTCTGCTTAGTGGAAATCTGTATTTTAGCCATATATTCTAAATAGCTCTTCTTGGGTCCATGTTCGGGTTCATTTGATGATTCATACCAGGACCATTAGGCATAGGCGCTTGAGGCTGCCCGAGTGCTTCAAGCGTTGCGGGTCTTTGTACCATTTGCAAAGCCCTGTCAAACCCATCCCTTAGATTCTCGTGGTGTGACGTTCTTTTTTCTTCTGATAGTACTCGAGCCTGTGGATTATCTTGTGATTGATAACTTGGTACACCAAACTCAGCCTCCGCTGCCAAATCCATATCGTCTAGCCCTTGCCCGAGGCCTCCTAGTTCTTCTAAAAGCATAAGCTTCTCCTTAATCCTGTTTGGGTACTTCAACCTCTTCATAGGTCATTTCTATCGTAGTTTTTTGTTTGACGTTTGCATCAATCTCTTGCTTGTCTCTCCAACCGTATCTATTTTTCATATTCATGTACCACATGGTTGAATTTATCTCTTGAGAGTCTACTCCTGAGCGCCCTTTTTTCTCCCACCAAGAGTTTGCAAATATGCGACCGCTTTTTATGGTCACCGAAAACTCTTCCTCCTCTTTCAGCCACCTATGCCAAAGGTCGTCTGAAAACGAGCCTCTTTTTTGCCATATTAACGCCTTGATTTCTACATCACTAGCACCGTCAATGTATAGGTCTATAATTTCCTTAGACCACCCCTTCCATAAATCAAGAGCTTTCTTAGGTCTTCCAACCTTTCTCTTCTTTGCAACCATACCACACTCCTTATTGAGTTATTAAACTACTTAAGGGGCCAACAACTAAGCTAGACCCCCTCGTATAATGTAAATATATGTTCTTTAATGGTGCTATGGAGATAATACCGTTAATTCTTTAGGTCCATCCATGCTACAACTGCACTAACAGGCATCAAAGGTACAGCTAATACTCTAACTACTTCCTCTTTGTATCCAGGTTCAAAATCAGCAGCCGTAAGCTTATATACGTTTGTTCCCCAGCTTACGAGTAAGAAGAGTGATATAAGTAGGGTGTAAAATGCTTTCATAGTTACTCCTTGATTACGATAATCTAAAGATAAGCTATAAACGTGAAAAGAGCAACCTTTTAGAGTTGCCCTAGTTTCACTCGCTTTCATAAATAAACCTTTCCTTTCCATCCTTTACGCATCTTGCACCGATTGAGACACCTTTGTCATTAAGTACATCGTCACATTTTTCATCAAGGTCAAATCCCTCTTCACCCTCTTTGAAGCAGTGTCGCCCTACCTCGTTTAGATTCTCGTCTACCATGGGTACGCACCGCTCAGGGACTTTCACCTCTTTCTCCTCCTCAGAGAATAGGCATCCTGTTAGTAGTGTGATTGTAATTGTAAGTATTAGGGTTTTCATTTCTTAGCCTCTTCCCATTTCTTTTCTAAGTCTTCGGTCAATTCTATTGTGAGCAAAGGGGCTATTTTAAACTTCACCTCATTTAGCTTATAGAATTTTGTTAGCTCCTCATCTTTCCAAGTTTCCGCAAACATTTCAATTATTTTCAGTTGCTCTTCTGTTATTGGGATTCTTTGCGTAGGTTCCCTATGCCCTGTTGAGATATTTAAACTTTCTCCTATTTGTATTTCAAACATCATTTCTTATACCACCCTAAATTCAGTTTCATTACATTCTTTGCATACATATTTTTTACGAGGTGGGTCACTGTGTAAGGTTGCCCCTGTTGCTACCATTCGCCCCGCACATATACAGCAAGAATTGGTTAAGTCGCTGTAGGTCATAGTTAGCTTTGGCTTAGTCTCAATCAATTGGAGTAACTGAGAAACGGACTTTTCAAATACTTCTTTTAGGTGTAGGTCACCCTCTAATATTTCTCTGATTGTTTCTTCATTGCTCATTTCTTAGCCTCCTGTTCATCTTGGAACCTGTTTAGGGCATCGTATAGGTATTGGGGGATTTCTTCAGACCACCCGCCATATCCATCTATTTCCCAATAAGGTTTATCTTTAGGCCCTGTCAGTGGGCTTCCGTCACCTATTCCAATATTTAAACTTCCGTACTCGTTGCTTATTGTTCCGATTTCTCTCATAATATCTCCTTGATTGCGTTTGTTACCAGCCTATAAAAATTAACACTAGAATAAACGTTATGAATATTGCAAGTGAAATGATATTTAGTCGGCGCTCTTTTTCTTTGTTTGTCTTCATGTGTTACCACCCTAAGTCAAAGAACACTATACTTAGCCCTAGGGGTAGAAGTACATAGTCCCAATCTTTGTTTAATGAGAATCTTATAAACATAATGAAGAGTACTATACTTATTATTTTATAAGGTAGTGTGTCTAGGTCTAGAAAGTAGTGTATGAGTTGCTTTATTTTATCCATGTGATAAGTATAGTTTAAAATATTTGTTACGCTCAAATCACCTCAAAGTTTTCTTTTAGCCATTGTAGGGAGGGTTTTAACTCGTAAGGCTTAAAAATAAGATTTTTCGCTAAAGACCTAACAACCATATTATTCTCTGTATTTATCCAAATTTTATTGCGTGAGACGGTTTCTATCATAGCCCTCACCCCATTAACTTCCACTTCCACATCTTCACACATCAATAGCCTTGGCTCTAGCTTTATGTCTGAGATTTTCAAGTTGATTTCATAAACTAAGGCATCCCCCAAGCAAAAACGCTTACCCCAAATGCCAACTAAATTAGAGCCTACATTGTCTGCAAGCATACTCCCTACAATAGCCTTAACAAACGCCAGCTTCTTAGGGTCTTGTAAGTCTTCACTCTTGATTATTAGGGTAGGTTCGGTCTTCTTTATAGCCTCTACACCTTCCTGCATTGTTTGATATTCTTTTTGTCCGTAAGGTTTCATTTCACTCATAGTATTTCCTTGTTGATTGCGTTGTGCTAGTGTGAATGTAAGAGGGTAAGGATTTGAACCATAGACAAATGCCATTGTAGACACTTCGCTCTACCACTGAGCTAACCCCTCTTACACTCTAACCCTATATTGGGGGTTAACCATTTTGCGATAATCCCGAATCTTCTCGTATTTAAGGGTTTGCGGCCCAGTTTACGCCACACTGTAATTCTTACAGCAAGCTATTTCTAGCGATTATCACACTTATAAATATAGTAAATTCTAGCCCTAAACGTTACTCAAATCTAAGCTAGTTATGCCCTTCATTCTAAAATTAAGCCTAGTCTTTCTGCTATCCACTTTTGTAACTATTTTGCAATCAAACTTTGTTATAAACTCCTTGTATTCCCTTAGTGCTTGTTCGTGTACTTGGCTTTCTTGTTGGCTGTTCATTCTTTCACCTCTTCAATTATACAGCCGTTTTCATCAAGATGTATAGGGGCTAGTTTTTCCTCATCAAATTTCTTTTGAATCTCTGCTGGGGTTATTGATTTAATTAACTCCCCCTTTGAGTCTCTAATTTCAAGGTTTCCATTCTCTTGATTAACTGATGTAATCATTCTTCCTCCTTTGGGTGACACAATATCACCCTATTTGGTGTGCTATACGCACCTATCTGTCAGTTAGGTGAATAAAGCCCCATGTTATACACAAACTTTTCCACATATAGTGCATAATCCGTGCTTTTTAGAGCATTCGTCACATATTTTGTTACAAGGTGTGTGGCTAGTGGTTATCGGTTTTGTGCATTTTACACAAATCCCCTTTGAGAATCCCATTAGCACTATTCTGTCTTTGTGTTTTTCACATTGCATTTTTACTTTCCCCTTTCATCTTTCGTCAGTGTATAACTAAGTATATGTTCCATCACTTCGTGACATCACATACACCCATTCGTTATAGTGAATTATATTCTCGTAATGCGATTTCAAGAGAGCCTGTTCTGATTACAACCTCCCCGCCCTTGGAAATTTCGTAGTCTCCATTTAGATAAACACACATCTCTCTCTTATATTTACCGCTACTTGCGTATTGTATCTTATGTTCAGACTCCCACACCCTGAACTCTTCAATATTAATTTTGTGTTTCATAATTGTCTTTCCTATTTAATTTTGTCGTGTTTCTCTTAACTCACTATAACTACACCCTCATACAATGCTACGCACTGAATAAGGCTTCAAGCGTTATCGTTCAGCTTCTTGATGGAAATTTAGTTTTCATCATTGTAATGATGTTTTCTTTTTGTCTCAAGCATCTGCAACAATCAACATTTTCCCATTCATCAGTAACTCCTTGAGTACCGCTCTTTGATTTACTAGCTTTTGAACCGCATAAAAAGCTAGTAGCCATAACCCCCCCAAAAGGGTCATAGTGTGTTTTTAGTTCCATAATTTCCATACCCTTTATTTTGTCAGCCGAAACGATAACTAAGTTTCTATTTCATTAAAACGAAAATAGAGACTTGGCTCGTTATCTAAAATCCACGCCACACTTGGCTAGGATGATTATTGTTAATACTGAGCCTATTGCCATTGATAAAACTATTGTTACCCAATCCTCTCCCATTCTGTTGCTTATCCACATTAGGTAAAAAAGCACTATTAAAAGGAAGTCAAATATTAGGTATGCTGGGTAGGGCATTATTGAATCCAACTTTTGTAATACTTTGAGCGCTCATCGGTAGACGTGTTCACCCATGATACGAATTGCTCCATGCAAACTTTTGACCAAAGCATTTTATGTAGGGTGACAAACGCCTTGCCTTCTCCTTGATTTAAGGTTATAACCGCAGAGCCAAATAAAGCCTCCTCATATCGCTCACAATACCCATCATCCGTTTCAACCTCTGTAAGCCTACAAAAGTCTACCCATTTAGCGTATAAGCTCTTTAGGTGCGCCCTTGCAATCATTGCGTGCATTTTTGCCCCTCTTTCTATAAGATGTACTAACTCATAGATTAAATCCCTTGCTACTAGGTCACGCTCCTCCTCAGGAGCTTCATACCATTCAGCCACATGCTTTTTTAGTAAACTTTCAGGGGTGGCCACTTTCTCACTGCTTGACACTGTATTGGGGTTTCTATTTCTGTCTTTCCTTTTCCCCTTTGTTGCTAGTACGCTACTCATTGCCTCTTACCTCTTCTAGATTAATTAGGGATTCTTTCCAATCGCCATCGTAAGGGAGGGTCAAAGGTAATACCTCTTCATCCCCCTCAGACACCCACCAATCATAATCCCCAAGTCTGCGGTAATTGGGAGCTATTTTAGGCCTACCAGCGTGTAGCGCAAAGTCGCCATCTCCATTCCTTGCTAACCATTTATACTTAGGGTCAATGAATTTTACAATATCCACTAGAGCACTTTCTAGGTCGTGAATGTTTCCTGTTGTTTCCATGTTTGTTCTCCTTGATTGCGTTTACTACAATATAGAAACCCTATCTAAAATAACAAGGGTATTCTACATCTTTTTTTATTTCTTTTGTGTCCAATAGAACCCCTTAGCCCTAGCTCTTGGATTGTTCAGTACCCTATAAATGTTTTTTGCACTACAACCCACGGCTTGAGCACACTCTTCTATCGTCTTAAAAGTGGCTATTACATCGCCCTCTTTCCCCCTTTGCTGTATTCTCTTTGGGATTGTTGGGGGTCTAACTTGATTCCCTAGGATTACCCATTGGTGCCCATTCTTTTGGGCAATAATTTTTCCTGAGTTTATTAATTGTTGAACCCTTGTTCTTGTTATTCCGTTCTTTTTTGCAAATGTTGTTACTGTATCCATCTAGTAAAACTCCTTTTTTAAATAATCCTTCACAAACTTGGTTAATCCAACTTGTAACTTTTCGTCTTTCTTTGCGTAGTTTAACGCTGTTTGAATATCTAGGCTATCAATCTTTTCCCTGCTGGGCTTCCTATACTTAGCTTTTAGGATTTCAGGCACGTCACAAAATAGCTGTGGTGGGTCGGTCTCTCTCCACTTGTGGCCCCTGAGTTTAAACCACCCTTCTTTTGTGTAGTGATACACTTGGATAAGTGAGGGGGTCATTTTCCCTTTATCAGTGGGGTGTCCTAGAACCTTCTCTTTGTCTTGTGTGGGGTCGTATTCCCAAATTGGGAGAAAGTGGAGCTTCAAAAGTTATCAAACTCAATAATAGGGACGATTAACCAAGTAGCATGCTTATCAAACTCATAGGCATTCTCAAGGGCTTCTTGTTCAGTGTCAAATACTTCTTTTGGTGTATCTTCGCTATACCAAGAACCTTGAACTCTTCCATACGATAACTTTACATTTACATCTTGGTCTACTCTTTGGGATTCTACTTGAATAGCCGTGTATTTTTTCATTACTTTCACAGTTTCTCCGATGGTTCAGGAACTACAAAATTGTAGTAATCCCTTAAATATTCAATTATCACAAAGATGTAGTTTGCAAATTCATCTACTTTCATTGTGGTTGTGGATTGTGGGACTTTAAAACTTCCCTCTTTTGTTTCTACTTCCATTGATAGAAATTTCAAGCGCATTGCTTCGTGGGCTTGCTCGTGATTCACTAGCTTGATTCCCATTTCAGCAAAGGCTTTAAATACGCTTGGAATCACTACACCCCAGTAGTACCTGTTTGCTCGGTTCCTGCGTGTGTTTTTCCATTCCTTGATGGCTATCTCTACCTTTTTTCCATTAAGCTCCTTGAGGGCTTCTATGGTTTCCCACGCTTTGTCAAGGTGCAGGACTTCGCCCTCTACGCTTCCAAGTAGTTTAGCCACCTAGCACCGCCCTTTTTAATTTGGCGGTATTTATGCACCTAAGTATGTAAAACTTTTCACAAATTCCAAACATTCCAGTATTAGGGTAAGAATCAACAAAAAAAACTCCGTTACCAGTCCAAATACTTATTTCTTTGCTATTAAAAGTGCAGTGGGTCTGAGTCCACTTTGTAGGATTGTTTACAATATACTCCCCTAGTTTCCTCACTTCTTCCCTTATTAGCCAATCAAACACCTAACACCTCCCTTTTTATATCCGTGTGCGTTTTCCCATTCAAAACACTATGTAGCTTCTTACAGCCGTTAAAAGCCAGCGTGTAAGCAATTAAGCTATACCCCACGCTTTGAAGTGTTAGCTCTACATTGTGAGTATTGAAAAAAGTCACTATGTATGCTACTATTGAGATTCTTAAAAGGTTTTTCATGTTCTTTCAACTTCCTTTTTAGTGTAGAGGTTCCCCCCTAGGGAGCCTCTTTTTTGTTTTAGTTTAAGCTTCTGATTACTATGTCAAGTATTTTTATACTTGATTTGTGGTCATACCACGCTTTCAGCACTTCTGGCCTCTCCCTCTCAAGTATAGGCTTGAGCCTTTCAAAATCAGTGAATCTATCTAAGTCGCCTATGTATTCCCAAAAATATGTAAGATTGTTAATATCCGCTTCTGTCAATTTATTCTCAATGGCCATCCCTTACTCCTTTACGCCCCTAGAGGGCTTTTATTTTCTTGTTACTCTGATAACTAAGCCTATACCCCATTGCAAGCAACAGGTTATAGACGACAGTTATAAACCATCTCTTTTTTGTTCTTCTTTCATTATTTGTATTTCAAGAGTCAATTTCTTTTTTAATAGTCTAGTCATTTCCTTTTCATTGTTTTCATATTGTATTGAATATCCACAGTACGCACCGAATAGAAATATTAATAATAATAACAGTGTCGCTTTTACATTTTCGTTTTTCATTTTGTATATCCTTTATGCCTTTGGCATCAAAAAGAGACCGTTCATAACTAGCGATATATTCCACGGCTCCACCGCATCATATACCGCCACTGCGTTATCGCTTGCTAATTCTCTCAATTTCCTGCCACGCTCTTTTTTCATCAAGAGCCTTTCGCTTTGCTTCCACCTCTACCCTGCCCTGTTGGACTTGTAGCTTGTAGGTGGATAGGTTAAACATTACTAACCCTCCTTTTTTTTAGTAAAAACATAATAGCAAGGGTTCTCAAAAACAACTTGAGCAAATTTTCCATTTTTACGAAACTCTACCGCTTTTGCTTTTGCATCTTCTAAACGAAAGCGAGCTTTACCTATGTGTTGAGCGGAATACCCTGCATCTATTAGATTTGATTCTCTAGTCGTCATGTTAATTTCCTTGTTGATTGCGTTGTTGAGTTAATTATAGAATAATAGATTTAGATTACAAGGGTTTTCTATAAATAAAATCAATTATTTTATATCTAGGCTCTAATTCCTCCTTTATAAACTCATCCATCATCTCGGGCTCGCTGGCTACTTCCCTGCATAGTAGCTCTTTGATTCTCTCCCTTGAGTAGACAGGTGCGGATTTTGTGATTAGAGCTTCTTTCATCATTTCTTTTTCAGTCATTGCGCTTCCTTTTGTTCAATTAAGTCTGCTTTTGTTCTGAAATTCCTCCTTTCCTCACCTTAGGGCTCTAGATATGATAACATTGTTTAGCCACTCCTTAGCGTTTTTTAGGCTCATAGATGTGACTTTGATTTTTGGGGTGCATTTGTGCGTTTCCCCTACTACTTGAGAGCAAGTGGGGCATTTGTGTAGGCCGTGTGTGGTTCTCATTCTGACAACCCTCTTAAATTCTCTAAACTTCCAATTATTGGAATTAGGGTTATAAGTAGCTTTCTATCCTTCATTCTAGATTCCGCCAAAATGGGGTTCATTCTCTTCATCGCATCAGGAATGTGAATTTCCCTAGCCATACACTGTAATCTGTCCACTGCATCTTCTATGTCTATTTTCATCTTTGCGACCTCTTCAATAGTCTATCCTTACGCTCAATCTTCTTTAGCAGTTCTAAAATCTTTAGGCTGTCAGACCTAGACCTGTTGTTCATGCGTACTATCTGAGCACCTTGGGCTATTATTTTGTCTCTTTGCTCGTCTAGTTTGTTTTGGAGTAGTTGGGCTTCGGTATTTGTTTTAGACTCTACAAAAGACAGCATGCGCTCAACAGCATCATAAAACTCTCCTGAATCTTGGTCATAAGTTCCCACCAATCTCTTTATTGTTTCAATATCATTCTTCATAGCTCTATTACCTCTATACCCTCTGTTTTTTGGAGTTTTTCGGGGTCTATTTGGATTTCATCGGAATTAATTACAAACTCATTCCCCAAAATATCTCTACATTTAATCACATATTGGTAGAGTTCTTCGCCCTCTTCTATGGAAATAATACCGCATTTGTGAAAAACTCCAAAACCTGCATCTACGAGTAAATTAATCCCATATTTTAAGCACATAAAAGGGCATACTTTTAGGGTGTCTAGGGGGAGGGTGATTTCTCTAGCCCTGTCTGTACCATCACCCATTATGAATTTAAAATCACTTTCATAGGGGTTTAACCCCACCAATTCACCAATACAAGTTTGACTACCCCTCAAGCACTCAGCCACTTCAAGTACTCGATTATTCACTTCGCCTTTGTCGTTTGTTGCGTTTATTTTAATTGCTTTCATTTTGCACCTTATTTATTTCAAATTTCTTTGCTGGCTTTATAGTTATAGCTTCAACAGGCTCACTTTGCTTAGGTATAAAAGCCGCATCTAGCCTTTTGTTTATCCTTGATGTCTCTGCTAATAATTCGCGTATTTGCTCAATTGATAATTCCTCTTCTCTCATATCCCTCTCCCCTCGTTAGCCCTACTCTGTTTATTTGGTTTCATTATTGGCCTCAAGTTCTTCAATTAAAAAGTCAAGATTTATTTTATCAACTGCATAGACACCATCATAAACGCCATAATTCACAGATAGAGATTCTAGTTTTTCAATCACACTATTAGCGTATTGTGTCTTATAAATCTCCATCGCTTCATAGATGTAGGGCAAAAGTCTCTCATTCAAGTGGAACGGCATTATTTCATCCATTTCCTTAATAATCTCTTCTTTACTCATTTTTTTCTCCAATCAAAGTTCGCCAATTTATTTCTGTTCTTTTCAAACTCCTCTTGCTTGCCTTGTGACAGAGGAAGGGTTTTCATTAGGTTGTCGCTTACAAATGCTTTTCTTGGAAATTCTTTTTTGAACTTATCGGTCAAATAAGCCTTCTCAAGCTCTGTTAAAGCTGGGTTCCATGACTTAGGTCTAGAAATGTCAAAAAGTAGCTCTATGTGCTTAGATTCAATGCGAGGATTGAGTTTAGCGTCTATAAGCGTGGCTTGTAATGCTAATTCTTGGATAGGTGGGGTTTTTTGCCCTCTAATCAAGAAACTAAATCCTAGCTGTTTTTCAATTTCTGCCAGCCTAGTAGATTTGTTGTGGTTCTGCATTTTGCACCCCTCCTAGTAATCCGTGTTTTTCCAAAAAGTCCGTTGTGTTTTTGTTTCCGTCCTCTTTGGGTTTGTTTTGGTCGTAATCCCTTAAAAAATAAGTGAGCTTTTGTTTCCAATTAATCGGCTTTTGGTTTGAGTCCGTCCATCCACAAGATTGCTGGTGCTCAAAAAACTCAATACACCTTTCAGGGATGGGTTTCCATTTGCCACAGAATTGATAAGCGTGGTCTACGACTTCTTGAGAGGTTGTTGGGTATCCTGAATTAAAAGAAATCTCATTTTGTGCGTGTGTGTCGTTTTTCAATTCTTCATATACTTCTAAAGAACCCACACTCTCTATTTCTTTTATTTCCTTATGATTATGATTATGATTATGATTGCTTTCAATCGGCTTAGCCTGTGGGTTAGCCATGGGTTTATTTTGGGTTTGAGTTGGCTTAGGATTGGGTTTTGATTTATCAGTTGTTTTTCTAGGCCTCCCCCCTTTCTTCCCATTGTTTACTTGGGCTTCATGCTTTTTAGAAGCTTTGATTCGCTCCTCTTCTAACCTACGATTATAAAAAAGTCCATTTTCGTCAATTTGCAAAAGTTCAGCTACGGGTTCCCATTCGCTTAACCCAACACTAACCGAGCCAAAACCCACGGCTTTTAGGTAGCTTTCTTTAGAACGCTCTTTTTGCCATAAAAAGCAAAGTATTTTAATATACGCCCCTGTTTGCTCTGCATTTAAGTGGCAAGTAGCACCAATGAAGTCATTAGGGTAAAAGGCAAAATATGCTAAACTCACATCTACACCTCTTGTCTACTCATAACAGAGGCTACTTTGTCCAAGTGGCTTTGTTCTGTTGTGGCGATGTCGTTAAAGATTAAGTGGCGAACCCAACTAGACAAGGTCATACCCTTAGCCCTAGCAAATTCCTTAAATACTTTTTTCTCGTGGTCGTCTTCTACCTTGAATGTCATTATTGATGATGCCATGTAAACTCCTATTTGTTAGTGTACCTTAATTATAACTTAATAAAAGATAAATTGAAGATAATTTAATTAAAATTAATAAAAATTAAATTAATCTTATAAAAACCCTTGTTTTCTATTTTCATTAAGCTATACTTTAGAAAACGCAATCAAGGAGAATAACATGACTAGAGAATATGATTTGATTTCTAAGGGGTACGGCTTGAGGGGCATCAGTCGTAAGGCTAGGATTGATATAGAAGTTGCAAAAGAAGAGGCTAAGGCACTTCGTGAGCGTGGATTTTACGCTCAAATAATTTCTTGCAGAGATGGTCATTTTATTTTCACCAAAAAGAAATAACAAACGCAATCAAGACAACTATTCGGAATTACCCAATAGTTCAATCAAGGAGATACAATGTTAAATCAACAACAAATAGAAAGCCTAGTGGACAAAGTGGAGACACTAGAAACTAGAATAGAGCTACTAGAAAAAATGGTAAGCTCCACAAAGACCGACCAACAAAGGGAGTACTCAAGAAGAGAGGCTAATCAAAAAAGATATTTAGCGGAATCCTTGGGGATGAAAAAATGTTAAATCAAACGATAATCAAAAAGAACCAAACGCTGGCTAAGGCTCAGAACCCTACCCTAGTTAAACTGCTTAGAGATAAGGGGGCTATCTAATGGGACAAGTAACAAATATTGAACAATTAGCAATTAAGCAAGGGGTACAGATAGAAGCCCTAGAATGGTTCTTTGAGTATGTAAACGAGCACTCTAACCCTACTATCGAGAAAGCTGTTGAAAAGCTAGATGACCTTGGGAGAGAATTACACAAAGAGGTTCTTATTGAGCTTTTTGAAAAACAGAACGCACCTTACAAATGGAGTCACGACTAATGGTTAAGAAAGAAGAAACCGCACCTATTCCAACAAATGTTTACGCTTGTTTGAATAAGGTACAAACAGAATTAAACGCCCCTAAGAATCAAACTAACGCTTTTGGTAAATATAAGTATAGAAGCTGTGAGGATATTTTAGAGGGTGTTAAAGGACTTCTAAAAGAGGTTGGGTGTGTGATTGTAATCAGTGATACAATAGAGGCTGTAAGTGACAGGATTTATGTTAAAGCGACAGCTAAATTTGTATCAATGGAATCAGGTGAGTCTGTAGAAAGTACCGCATTCGCAAGAGAAGAACTCTCCAAGGCTGGAATGGCTCTACCACAAGTAACAGGGTCAACCTCCTCTTATGCAAGAAAGTACGCTCTTAACGGCCTCCTACTTTGTGATGATTCAAAAGATGCTGACTCTATGGATAACTCACAATCAGGAACCACTCCCCCACCAACACAGAATAAAAATGATGGTGACGATAAAGAGTGGATGGATAACATAAGTAAAACAAAGGCTATTCATTATGGCAAAGAAAAGAAAATGTCAGGTGAGGAAGTTGTGAAAATGGCTAGAACCACTTACAAAGTAAGCACTAAAATTGCAGATGAAATCAAAGAGGCTTTAAAATGAACATCTACCAAATAGAGCAAGCCCTAAGGGATGTAATTGAAAACGGAATTTGTATAGATATGGATACAGGGGAAGTTCTCTTTGATGAATCCAGCCTAAACGAGCTAGAAATTACAAAGGATGAAAAACTATTAGCTTACGCAAAGGTGATTAGGGAAAAAATAACTTTTGAAAAAGCATTGAAGGAGCAAGCAGAAAGTATTGCACTTAGAAGAAAGATTCTAAACAATACAATTGAAGAGCTAAAGGAGAGGGTGATAAAATACAGCCCTGACAGGAAAGCCCTTGAGGATAAGCAAATCAAAATCACATTTGCAAAAGGTTCTGAATCCTTGAAATACTCAGACACCTACGAAATGGAAAACCTCTCCCCTGAATATATTATTACAAAACCACCTGTAAGGAGTGCCGATGCCAAAATGATACTTGCAGACTTGAAAAAAGGCGTTAAACTTGAGGGTGTTACTCTAGTGCGTAAGGCACAAGTGAGGATTAAATAATGAGCTGTCATGGTGAATTTAAAGTCAGTACTGAGTTAAGCCACAAGAACTGTGACGATTGCGGTTGCTTTGTGGATAGTGCAGGTTTTAGCGTAGAGCAGTGTTGTATCTATTCACCTCGTGTCTGTGAAAAATGCGATGACCAACCTTGTGATAAGAGCTGTTAAATGAGCGTTAAAATAATGATACTAGCAGAAGAGGTTAAGACCACACACGGCACTTTTTACAAAGGTGCTTGTGTAGAGGTGGAAGATAGCCCAAAGCTACAAAAAGCAGAAACAGAGGGGTTGATTGAGTATTGTAACCCTAACCAAGTGGGGTTGTTTGATGTCTGAGCAAGAGGAAATTGAAGCGTTCAAAAAGATACTATTAAAACATAATATCAAAATGGATATTTGGGGGTGCGGTTGCTGTGGTTCCCCTGACATAACAATGGAGTATGAGGGTGAACACGTTCTTTGTACTTCGGGTGAGGAAATTAAAATGATAGATGTTAAAGATGAGTAAAGAATCTAAATACGATATTTGGGTAACTGGTCTTGATGAGGATGGGGAGCCTCACACAATAAAAGTGGATTGGTACGCCATAGTTGAGAATCAGACTGTCACCTCTGCTGTTGAGCATTGCCTAAAAAAGGGTTTTAAGATGGGTGAAAGGTCAGGTGGTAAAACTTACGCCCAAGACTTAGACGATATGATTTGGAGCCTTGAGAGAGAAAAGAAACAAAAGGCTATGGTAAAGAAAGTTACGGATTGGATAGAATGAAAGCTAAACGAATGAACACAAACGCAATCAAAGGAAATAAAATGGCAACAATAGCAGAAAGAAAAACTTTTAAGGTGTGGAAAGAAAGAGTCCATGTGAAAATTACAGAAAGAAAGAAGGAATATGTTAGCAAGGAGGACGGAACAAAGATTTTTAAAAGGTGCTGTGTTGGGAAAATTTGCGCTAAGAAAAAGCCGGCTGATAGAAATGTAGTTCCAAAAGTGGGCGAAGAGTGTCACAGGTGCTACACTCAAGACTTAACAGGGTTTTTACCAAAGCCTACCTTTTTTGACTCTCAAACACTCACAAGGTTTGCTCTGTGACTTTCTCAGACGATACATACAAAGCTTGGGACTCCCTACTTGCTCACATAGAGCTTGTAGGTGCTTTTGAGTTTTCCAAAGAAGTTTTTGCACTCTTGGGTGTAACTTGGACCATGCTACTTTCTGTTAAGATTCTCTTTTTTTTTTCCACTTGGTCAAAGCCAAAACACCCACATCAAATACAAGGCAGAATATGAGCATTTTAGAAAAAGACAAAGGGCTTGCTTTTCCACGGCATGAGAAGAAAAAGAAAGCTCCCTCTCCCCTACGCTCAAAGCCAAAGAAATATCAAAAGGCTACAGTGTCCGAGGAAATGCTCCAGAACCAATCAGAGGAAGCGTGTATCAAACATAATTTAGATTATGACCATACGCCACAAGAGGTTTATCAATGGCTACTATCGGGCAGTGAGTATTGCCCCCCTGAAATAATTGCATATATCAAAAAGCTTTTGTGGGGTCGCCCTGATTTAGAACTTCTTAAAAAAATAGAAGGTACTGACTTTATGCTTTTGGGGCTCTTGGAGCTAAAGACTGACAGCCCACAAAGTAAACTCAGAGCTACCCAAAAACGCTTCTTAAAAGGTAAAAACTTTGGAGTAGCTAGGGACAAGGAAGAAATAAATCAGTTTGTAGAAGACTTTAACAATTTTGAACTAGAAAATTAAACTATACTTTACTTATGACAACGCAATCACTACTTAAAGAAATCAAGAATGATAAATATTCTAGGGCTACTATACAAGCCTTAGTTTCTCAATCTAGCCTTGCAGTTTCTCAATACCTCGCAAATATGCAAGACCCATCTAAGCACTCAGATTTAAATAGACAGCTTGCTTCTATTGTGGGTGAATGGTACAGAATCCAACCCACTTTTGAGTTTGAGTTCCCTGATAATTTCATAGAGAGCGCAATCTTTGGAACGTGTGGTGATGTTGTCAGAGGTACTTTTCACGACTTAGGCCTACATATAAACTTAAAGTTATCTAGAGAGCTTTATAAGTGGCTGTATGAGTAGGCAACAAGCTTGGGTGGATGTGTTTCTAGACAACACAGCTCACGAACGTAAAACAAACGGCATTCAGTCCGATATGGTTTTTAAAAACTCCATAAGATTCGCAAATGATTTTTTAATAGAATTTGATAATACATTCAAAAAGGAAGAAGATGGAAGAAAAAATTTATAAAATAGCAATCGCAAACGCTGACAATGAAAACTTTGCAGGGGCTTACCTTTCAGGTAGTATTAAGGATGAAGAAGGGGTGATGTTTCTAAATCTCAAAATGATAGCTGAACATGCCAACAACACAAAAGAATACATTGATGGAATACATGAGACAGTTGTTCACGAATTTTGTCACCTTATGCAGGACTTTCTTAATAAAGATATGTCAGAACTTGAGACTGATAGAATACTAAAAGGATTGAATCCAGCTTGGGGTGAGCGTGATGAACAGCCTGAGTTTTCAGTTTATGAACTTTTGGATTGGCTAGGAAAACAAGGCGACACTATCAAGAAAAAAGATATAGTACATTTATTTAGAGCAATGACTTCACAATATGCAGAGCATAGAAACATTCCACTTGCGGAAATTTAACAAAGGGTAAAAAATGACAGAAATTGACAATCAAGAAGAACAACCAAACGAGGTGAAACTTACAGCTTATGAAAAGTTTCAATTGGATATTGAAAAGGCCAAGGAATCGGCTGAGATAATCGTAAACAAGGCGCTTGATGAAAGAGCCCTCAGGGAATCTATGGGTGTTGACCTCGAAGGTTTAGTTGAGAACCTAGAGGAGCAAAAGAATCGTTTGCTCACAACTGAGGAAGAGATTGAGGAAGAACTAGAGCCGATGGAAGACCTTGACCCTAGCCACCCTGAATATGTCCAGCCAATTGGATAAACTAGATTACAATCCTACCATTTTTATAAGTGGTAGGCATCCCTCTAAAAAGAACAGCCAAGAAATCAGGACTAAGTTTGTAGGTCGCAAAAGAGTTCGGTTTATCGGCCCATCAGATAGGTACCTAGCTTGGGAAAAAGGAGCTATACTTGAGGCTAAACTAAAGTGGGCTCATCCAAAAATTAAAGTATGCAAAACCATACGCTATGATTTTATATTTGCAGATAATCGCAAAAAAGACAGTGGGAATGCTTGTGAGGGTATTCAAGATATTTTCCAAAAAAAAGGAGTTGATGTTTTAGTAGATGACTCTTGGCAACTAACAGGATATGTAACGCATGGCGGTAGGCTTGCAAAAAAGGGTGAAGAGTGCGGGTGTCACATTACTTTTGAGGTATTAGAATATGAATAACATCCCAATCTTTAACGATACCAACAAAGTATTAACACACATCCAGCTTGTAGGTGCTGTGGTAAATGGAAAAATAGGAGTTTATAAACTTTTTACTCCCAAAGCGAAAAAATAAGTTATCTTGTAATTAATCATTGGTCTCCTTAGACTTTGATTGCGTTAAAAGCCCTCTTCCCTAATAAGTTGAGGGCTTTTTTTATGGATTGAAAAAATAAATTGACTCTACAAACTCTCTTGTAAATTCAATATGGCACCAAGTAGGCGTATTTATAAACGTTTCTACTCGCTTAATACCATAAGTAGCACCATGTTTTTTAATAAATTCCTGCAAGGGCTTAATATTACTTTCATCGTAATGCTTCAAGTCAAAAGCATAGCCGAACTTGTGAGAACTTCTTGAAGCTCCAGTAGTTGTGTGAATGTCTCTAAGCCCACTTTCTGAATATCTCCCACCGCTCACCCAATCATTGATTTTCAAAGCCTTTCCATAGTCATTTCTAAGATTGTCTAGTGATTGTAGGGCTTTCTCATCAAAGAGCTTAAAGGCGTACTCCCCTAGCTTGTCATAGGTTTTGGGAGTGACTAGCTCCTGAATAATAAAGTTGGTCGTTTTATATGTGTGATTTGGCATACTGTCCCAATTCCTTTTCTAAAAGTTTTTCATACGTTGATATTTTGTGATTCTTAAAGTTGAAATAGTCAGGCGTTTTAACACATAACATATCACTTGACTTGTGTTTGAATATTCTGAACACCCACCCGAAAATAAAAGGCATCTTTGTTACAGGGTCGCTGTCAATCTGAACCCTCAAATGTAACCCCTTAGGCTTTGCTCTAGGTAGCCATACCCTAGGGCTTCCAAATGTTACACACTCGGAATCTATCCTATGCTGCGTTCTCAAAAGTTGCTGAATTACTTGAGCAATAGCACCGCCGTAGCTGTGACCACTCAAGACTATCTTAAAGCCCCTTTCCTTAGCGTGGTTAAGCTGTGGCAAGCAATAGTTTAAAATACTCTTAGAGGAGCTTAAAAAGCCTCCATGTAAATAACCCACCCCTTTTAATCTGCTTGGAAAAATTGACATATCTTTGAGCAAGTCTACCAAGTCATCAGTTCCACGGAATGACAAAAACAAAATCTTATCTTCATTGTCAAAGTGCCAAATCCAAGAGTCATTTTTGAAAGAATCGCTTTTAAGGTCGTCAGTCAAAAAAGCCCCCTTATCATACGATAGGGAGGCGTAAAAAACTGATTCAATAGCTAGGCTAAGTTTCGTATTGCGTTTCAAACGCCAGCTACTTCCACCTGTGGAACTTCTGCTTTTGGCTCCTCAATTTCCTTTTTTTCCAATAGCTTTTTTAACCTACTCTTTGGCTTTGGTTCTTCTTGATATAAAACACCTGTCTCTAGCCAAATATCAGCGCCAAACTCTAGGTTATGTTGGAACCTCAAAAGCTCATCTTCCAAGCTATCTACTTTACCACTGCCAGCGTTAGGGTTTGACATTTGCTCTAATAAACAATCAAGCAAGAACGCTCTTTTTTCAGTCCAAGCGTTTATGGTTGAATGAATGTAAATCTCCAAAGGAGCGCCTTTATAAGTAGCACCACGGCTAAGTTTTAACATTCGCTTCCACTTGTCTTGCCATAGAGAATTAAACTGATAAGCTATGTCCATTGGCTTACCAACTAAACCCCTATCGCTTTGGATTTTCCTAATCTTAAGACCTAGATTTTCGGTTGTCGCCTCAAACATCCAAGTCAAAAGTGAGACTGCATGTTCATGGCTCACATCTTTTGAACCCTCTTTGATAAATCTGATAACTCTATCGGCCGCCAATTTGATTGCAATTATAATCAAACCTGTCGCTGTCGTATTCGCTCCAAATTTCTCAAGTAAAAATAAAAAGTATTCCATAAATTCTCCTAAGTTGTTGGGTCTGCCAAATAAGCATTGAGTGAAGTGAAAGCCTCTACAAATGGATTACCACCTTGATACTCAAAGGGGTGGTTATACTTGTTTAGGAAGTCCAAAGTTTCCACACCCTCCACCACCTTTACGGCTGAAACTGTGTGCTCTGTGAGGGCTGAAATTTTCGTACCCTCTTCATTTGAAACATCGGTCAAATGAACCTTTGTCATGTTTATCTCTACAAGAGGGAAAGTCCCTGTCTTGTAGTTAAAATTTGCAATTCTTGTTTTCATGTACTCTCCTTTTGAGTCCAAAATATAACACAAACTTATGAACTTGTGATTGTTTCCCACGCACTGCCGTTGTAAAAGCACATTTTCTTTAAAGTGCTGTCATAAACTTGAGTACCTTCAGGAACAGAAAGAGCGTTTTTTTCAGTTGTTGTGTACAGCTTATTTGAGACACCGCCATCAACTGTAAGTCCATTGAAAAATTTAGCTGACAAATCAGAGAATAAAAACAATGAGTGGCTAGTTCCATCACCTAAGCTTAGAGCACCGCTTGCACCGCCTGATAGATAGTTTATGTAGCTAACTCCATTTCTAGTAAATTTAATAGAGTTCCCTGTCTTGTCTGTATTTACAGGGGATTCGCCTACAACCACAGAGCCTAATGTTCCCTCAAAAGTACCGCTACCCTCAGCCTTCAAACTCTCACATATAATCCCTTCGCCCGTGTCTGTGACGGGGCCCTGTAATAGTCTAGATGATAAGCTTAAAATGTCGGTACTTCTGTCAATGGAAATAACAACAGAGTCACTTCCCAAGTTACTATCTACTGCATTATGTACACCCATTTCAAACTTATTAGTGTTTCCATCATATCTGGCAAACGCTCCTTGAAAAGTAGACCCTTCTGTATAACGAATAGTGGCGTTAATTGACGAAGATTCAGTGCCTCCTACAATAAGTTGACTATTGGCTGTAATTAAACCCCCAAAAGTACCAGCCCCACTCATACCCAAAGAGGTTCCGTTTATAGCACTGTCAAAAGTCTGAATCCCTGCCCAAGTTACCGCCCCTGCTACGTTCTGAGGGTCAACGGTTGCTTTGTCTAGGAAAGCGCCAGCAGAGCCTACTCCACCGCCTCCTGCAAGACCAAAGCGGTTGTCTTCTTTCCAAAAAGCATTGTCAAGATTTGTCATTCCTTTTTCAACAATCAAATCTCCTGCATGAATAGCATTGTTAGGCTTGTTTGCAAAGAGAGGGTGGTTTGTGAAGGTGTATGTTCCAAGGGCTAGAGCATCCAGAGCTTCGTTTTTAGTTCCATAAGTCACCTCTTGGCCTTGGAAAAGGAAAGGGAACCCATTAGCACCGATATACATTGTGAGAATTGACCACTTAGCATTATTTGGAATCGTGGTTAAAACTCCACTTACTAGGTATTGGTCTACATTGATTGTATTTACAGGCGCATTTTGTAACTCTGTAGGTGTAGCTGGAACCCAATACAGAGGACTTGTGGCGCTAAGTGGTATCCTGTTAGGATTCTTAGGATTGTTGTAAAAATTCGCACCTAAGAGCGTCAAACTCCCTTCACCTTGAGCAAGATTCAAAGTGCTCATGACTGTTGAAATCATAGCGCCTGTTCTAATAAGTCCAATCCCTGCGGATAAGTCAAGCATGTGAGTCATAGGGGAGAATGACAGGTTTGGAAGTGGCACGACTTGAACAATTACACCGCCGAATACACCTAGAGCACCTAAGCTAATAAGGCCGTCATGCTTCCGTTCATCGTCTTGAGAACTGAACTCTTGTATAGCCCCTGTTTTGTCCATGTAGAGAAACATAGAGGGGGAAATAGTGTCTACTATCTCATAGGTAAATGAAGAGGCGAAAGTGGGCTTATAGAGCTTTGGAGTGAGTGCGTCAGGGTCTTCTCGGTCTAGCACAAACCCTTGGCCTAAATCAATTGTAACCTCAGTTCCAAAAAGAACTGTATTCCCTATGGATAGGCCGTAGTTCACACCTGTTGATATTTGGTTAATGAATACTTCTTCATTTGGAGAAACAGGGTCGCCTTTCACCATGTCTCCACTTCCATCTTGTCCGTAGAATTTTGTTGGTGTTCCATCGGGTACGTTTACAAATCCATACTGACCGCTTAATCCATTTAATCTAATACCATTCGTACCCATACTTATATTAGAGGTCGTGTTTGACATTTCCGCATTTGTGGATGTTAGATAGAACCCTCTGCCCGATTTACTTTGTAGTTTAAGCGTCTCATTCTCTAAAGTCAAGGAGTCTTGACCCACCCCAGCTATGTTACGCTTGAGTATTACACGGTCATCAAATATAATTAATGAGCCAAGAGAGTCATTACCATCACCAGCAGTCAACTCTGTGTAGCCATCTGTCAATTGGAGTACTGAATTAGATGTACTAGGGTCTACACCATTTGTAAGATACAAAGCCTGCTGTGCAGTTTGGGGCATAATCCAAGAGTTGTCAGGCACTCTAATTGCGGAACTATCAGGGTTAACGCCTGTAATGTCCAAGCCTTGCTTTAACTCAACCTCAGAAACTACACTTTGCGCTCCTGCTTGCACCTTGTCTAGTTTGTCCGCAATAGCATCGCTTAAATCTGCAACGTATAAGCCACCTGTAGTGATTCCTAGAGCGTTGGCACTTATGGAGCTTATTAAAACACTAGCCGATAGAGGCATAGTGAGCGTGCCTAAACCCTCAAGAGAGATTGTGGTGCTGTCAGTGTGGGCGACTTGCGTAAGCCCTGAAACCTCACCGCTAGCTAAAACGGTCACATTATCTTGAAACCATACCTCAGCACCATTTTCATCCTCAAGGGACATTTTATAAGCTACTTGAGTACTGAGCCACCATTCACCAGGTATATCCCCCCTATTATCAAGAATTATAGGGTTATCGTGAGTCGAAGTCTCACCGATGTTTTTATAAGTGTCAAAATTGGTCGTGGTTCCCGCTATATAAGTGTGAAGCTTGTAACCCCCCGCAGGGGCTCCGATTAATGTACTGAAGTTTGGTTTAAACCAAGGAGCTAATCCTGCCATGTTTATATTTCCTTAAAGTGAATTTCTTTGAGTTAAAACTGCTATGTCGTATGAAGTCGTAGCAATCGCCGTCCCTGCTAGTCCAATAGCGCATGTGATAGATGCGATGCCTTTGTAAAATCGCAAAGGTTTGGTAATTTCCCCAGGTCCGTCTGGGCCTAGAATGTAGTCCGCACTTGTTGACCTTATAGATGTACCGTAACCACCATAAACAAGGTTTACATCACTCTTGGCGTTCAGTATTGACCAAGCTACATTAGGACTAAAAATCTTATCTTCAGGACCAGGGGCGGCCACTGTTAGCGCCACCGTTTCTACACTCTCGGTAGCCCCAAGAAGCCACCCAGTATATACGTTTTCTTTAACTGTACAAGGCCCATGACTGACTGATAAAGAAGGTGCGTTGATTAAACCCTCTTGTACAATCTTACGAGCGGCGGTAAGTACATTAGATGAGGAGAATGTATTGCCTGTAATCTTCAAACCTGAGTATGTCGAAGTTGCAGCATCCTCTAGAATAACGTGGCTTAGATTATAAACCCCGCCCAGGTTATCAGTGGCTGAAGCCGTGGTGTGAAACTGATTGTTATCTATAGTAGAGTTAACAGCAGCGTTGACCTTTAGGGTTGTATCTACAAAATTGCAGTCAGTTACAAAACCACTACCTGTCAACAGCATGGGTGAATCACTACGGAAAGAGCAACTTGCGTATTTAGCTCTATTGGTAGCTATAGCTTGTGATTGCACATTAACCTCAGTGAATATCATTAGTGCGGTTGACGCAGTATCTACAGTTAATCCACCTTTGATACTACCACCATTTATTGATACGATGTGGTTTCCCACTGTGGCGCTTATAGCCTCCGCAGTGATTAAACTCATTACAATATCACAGTTAGTATATTTTACTAAAGCGTCAGTGCTAACCGCTGTTGAGAAAACAATTGAGCCCGCAGTGTTTTCTGCGTAACAATCGGTAAATTCTACAAGCTTAGGAGAGCCTACGCCATTAAATACATACGTGCCTGGAGCAGTGGTTGAGCCTATTCCAAAACTAATCTCTTTAAACTGTACCGATGCTGAAGTTCTAATTATTTCTTTGGTGGAATCATAACCCACATCTTTAACTAATATACCCTCTCTAATCCTAAAGGCAGCAGAGGCATCAATAAATAATTGACTACTAAGGCTAACCGTTGCACCGTCTAAGCTAACCCAAGGGTGTTGTCTAGGGTCAAGGCTTGCAGAGTTATACTCTATAGATGTATTTACGGCAGTAGTAAGACCTATAATGTTCGATACATTAGGAGCTGTATTAACTCCCCACCACTGTGCAAGAAGTTCAGTGTTTGAAACTAGCGGGTAAATCTCGCTTGTACCTGTATCTGTTTTAAAGATGTGTTGCGGTCCGTTGATTACATTACCAAACCAGCAAGTGCCGCCCGCTAACCCTACAAATTCTATCAAAGACTCAGGAGCTACGATAGTATCGATCAAGAAAATTTGAGGCCCAAGGTTGGCGTTAATCTGCCACAAAGGATACAGACCCCATGTAATAGATACCTTATTTCCGCCTGATAAGTTAGTTATAAGTTGCGTGTATTCAGCTGTGGATAGACTAGCATCTGTGAAATGTTGCGCTTTAAATTCTCTTTGGTCGCCCCAAATGATTGCATCGTAATTATCAAAAAACAACTGACCTCGAAGAGTTTCAGTTTCATAAGATGATATAGTGAAATCAGGCAAGACTTCAGAAAATGTCATTGTCCCATTGTTTCTAAATAGTATTGGTCCGTGTGATAAAACCACAGGGGCTGGACCTGTAACCTCTAAATCCACAGGGGTGCTTACAATTAAGCGACCATTGTATTTACTTTCAGCCCTAGACCATGTGGAGTAATCACCATTACCCCACCACAGAATATTGGCGTCCCTCTTCGTAGTTGGCTTATAATCTACAAAGGCGTTACCCGATGATACTTGGTACTCTCCTTGTATGTTGACGTCTTGTGTTGAAAGTATGATGTCAATTATAGAAGCCGAGGCGGTCTCAAACACAGCGCCCACTTCAAGTATTAAATTAATAGCGCCTGTAAGTGTTATATCACCCCCAATCCTGTAAGTGGATTCAGGTAAGACGCAGTTTGAGATTGAATTCGTAGCCGTTGCGTAGTCAATCATAGATAACAATCTACCATCAACAACACCAGGAGCTGACTCCATAGCGCCCCATTCAAAAGAATTTATACTCTCTGCGTTAAAAACTCGCTCCCATCTACCTAGTGCGGGAGCGCCTGCTGGTGAAAATATTGATCCTGCGTCATCAACAGCGGAAGAAGTGCCATTCCAAATACACCACCCGCCCCCCTGGTCACCTGGCGTGTAATACCCAAGAACGTAAGCGGCAGAATATTCTCCAATAGGCAAAGTTTTTAGAGCTGCTATGTTACCAACAACGATAGAACTGAAAATGCCAGCGGGTGTAATATCTGCGCCGTTAACAGGGTCAACCGTCCACCCTGGTAAATAACCGCCGTTGTTATCACTCTCTTCAAGAACTACTTTGTATTCACCCTCACCAAGATACAAACCCCCTGTGACATTTAAATATCCCGATGCGTCTAATACTGAAGGGTTATCAGCGGGAGTAGTAGCCTCCTTACTGTTATAAACTTCCTTTAATGTGGTTGTATTAGGGTAGAGAAAGGAAACCCTACCTAGTGCGGCGGGCTGTCCTTTTTTGTTAGGAAATTGAGGTCTTGGATTATAAAATAATTGTGTTGCCATAGGTTACCTTTTTTGTGTTTTAAAAATAGCTTGTTACTAGCTTATAAGGATTATTTATATCTGCGCTTCTCATCCCTTGACACACGAGCTGCATAATAAGGCGCTCTAGCAGCTTTAACTGCTTTACCAACTCCCTTTTTTAGAGCCATAGCGGTTTCAAGCGAACCTAAATCTTCCAAAGTCTTAGTATTCTTGAAAACCTTAGCTGTTTTATGTGCGCTCTTCCCTAAATCCTCAATCGTTCCACCAACTACAGGCAGCTCAGTCAAGGCTCTAGATATTGGACCCTTACCAAAACTAGAGTAAGATTTAAGGGCAAACGATTCTACATCACCAGCGTTGGTAATTACTGGGTGAGCGTATTTTCGGATATTCCACAACTTACGGATGTTGTCCGCATAGTCAGTGCCGTATCTTTTATCAATAGTCTCAAGCACACGATAGCTTCTATTAGTCTTAATATTCCTAGCATCGGTAGAGTTAAGTATATCCTTCATGTGCTTCTTAACTTCCTTAGTCGCTTTTGCAAAACTCTGTCCAGCGGTCAGCTTGCTATCCTTAGGTTTGTTAAGGCCGCTCATGATATTACTCACAACGTTTCTCTTCATGTGGGCATCACTAGCTAATACACTACTCATAGCTTTGTAAACTTCCTCGCCCTGGTCGGCAGACTCTAAAGCCTCCATTAAATCATTAGGTACTATTTTACGCAACTCTTCAATTTTCTTTTTAGGGATAAACTGCTTTGAAGCGGGCGTAGACTCAAGAACATTTAAATACTTATCAAAGTCGGCGTCTGAAATGTCAGAATTACGAGCTGCCAATGTCTCACCTAGTTCCTTGTGTTCTTCTGCCATCTTCATATTATCAATAGCGATTTTTTGGTATTTATCAGTAGGGTCTAGTTTAGCCGTACCTATCCTATTCATTGCTGCGGCGTCATCTGTTGTGTGAATCAACCTAGGGTCTAGAATAGCCTCCCCGCCTTGAGTGTAAGCCTCCGAGATTTCATCAAGAGAGCTAGGGGTGTACTTTTCGGGTACGGTAAAGAAAGGAGCGGCTACATCGCCCGCAAATTCGTCTGTAATCTCAACAGGGCCCCTTATCTCTGTACCTTTAGGGGTCTGCATAGCTTTAGAGCCTTTTGCATATTTCGTAAGTATTTCAGTAGTCGCTTCTTTCTCTGAAATCAAATCTTTAACGACGTCAGCTTGATTTGTTGGTATATCCGTTTTTGTTAATCTAGGTATGATAGGTATAGCGTCAGCCTTAGCTGCTATTTTAGCTGCTAGTTTAGGTGCTTTTTTAGCTGCAATTTTACCAACAGCTAGGCCTGCATCAACTAGAGCCGCTGGGTCTGTAATAATAGTTTCACCTAAATCTTCTGCTACATCGGTCCAATTCACACTACCTTTGAAGTTGTCACGCTCACGCTGCGCTTGCCTTCTTAAGTCACGAATTTTAGCTTTGATTTGTGGAGTACTTGCGCCTTGCTCTTTTGCATAAAGAGTTTTTACATTACCTGTCATCCAATCTAGTCTAGCTTGTTTGTTAGCTCTTTTCTCCTTAACACTCTTTGAAGTCCAGGGTCGGGTGCTCACATCAGACATTTCACCCTCACCCATTAGAGAACCTAAAGCACGTTGAGGAGCACCAGCGAGGCCCATAGCTGCACTACCCGCCGCTTTGATACCACCCCAAATAGTATTATCATTAGCCTCAATATCTTCTATGGTTTGCTTACCTAGTAGAGCTTCAGAGATTTCCTCTCCAATACTTCTTGGAGCTTCTAACTTAGCCTGGTTAACCTCTTGATTTACCATACTTGCATCAAGAGCGTTATTTGCGTCTTGAGCCTCTAAATCAACAGGAGCGCCTTTTTCTTCAGCGGGTTTGTAAAGGTTTAGATAGTCGGTGTAAATACTATCATTTTTGAGAATACTTCTACCCTGCTTAGATAATGGGTCCGCTAAAGATTTCCAAGCTGGGTCTTTGGCATATTCTAAGTATTCAGCGTAGATAGCGTCGTCTTTAAGGACACTTCTCCCCTCTCTTGACATTCTATCCATTAGTTCTTGTTTAGTCATCTATCGGCCTCCGCTGTCTGCGTCAAATGTGACGGCGTTAGTTTTTGCTTTTGGTTGATTGGAGGTTGTAAACCCTACATTACCCGACCATTTAGGAGCCGCTTTATAATCTTTACCTATTACAGAGCGAATAAATCTACCCTTAGAGATAGAAGTGTCTTGACTCGACCCAGCTTTCCAATCACCATAACCCTTGTGAAGTGCGCCATCTTTTGAATTAAGTGTTTTTTCTAACCCTTTGGTAAGTTGTTGATACACTTCCCTCATGTTTTTAGCGTCCCTCTCTGTTATAAGAGCGCCTGTACCAAGAGCCCTATTAGGGAGATTGCTCATCCATGCCATAGCTGATTTATCTAGTCCTAAATCCATTTCACCAATATTGATGGCTTCATCTGAAGAAGCACGAGATAAAACACTAGCAACCATTTTAAGAGCTTGAGGGTTTCCCCTCCCTGCTAGCTCTAGCTGACCTGATAACTTCTGTAAGCTACCTAAAAGCTTTATCTCAGGCTTCAAGGTTCTTTGCATGTTATCACGATGGTCTTTATATTTAACATCATCGTACTTAGTCTTATTCAATGCTAATTCTTCAGCTTTACGTTTTTCGTTTTCGGTAGCTCTAACAAAATCAAGAGTGGAGTCTTTCTTATCCCATTTCATACTAGGCTTAAGGGCTAACTTATCATGCTCAAGTATTAGATTATCAAAGGCGTCTTTAACCTCTTTATATCCCTCATCCCCTGGATTCATACCGCCAAATTTAACAGAAAGGTTGTTTAGCTTTTGAGCTACGTCCGCTTGTTGGCCCATGTGCTCTTTCATAATAGCCATGTTACCAGTGACACCACTACCCTTTTTAGGGATCATAAGGTCAAAGCCCACTTTTGGAGAGTATTGCCCAATATTTGAAAGAGATTGATTTTCAAACCCTGGCGCTTCTTCTGAAATATCAAACCCTTGCATCTCCGCAGTGCGGTCTTCAATACCTCTACGAACTCCACCCATGCGCTGTTTATACCATCGGGCGTTTTCCGCTTCCTGTGCTTTCCTGTGCTTACCCTGTAGCTTCTTGATATTCTCTTCTACCTTCTGAGAGAAAAGCTCTTCATAGATTGGAGGCCTATTCAAGGCAGCCTCTTCTGCGTTTACGTCAATATCATCTATAGTACCGTCAACAGAAACAGAGGGAGCTGTATATGTAGCAGAATCTAAAGCCATAGCCTCATCACTAGAGATAGTATCAACACCCTCAAGCTCTGCCTGTGCTAATCGTTGAGCCTCTTGCATTAGTGCGGGTGGTACTTCAGATTTACCTAATGAATCTAAACTCGCTCTTTGCTCACCCATTTGTTTATTAATCGCATCCTCTTCAACTTCAGCAGCTCCATAAACATAACGCTCAGGGGTTTTAAACTGCTCCTGCCTCTGTTTAGCTTTGGCCAACATATCAAACAAACGTTTCTTTTTAGCCTCTTCCTCTGCGTACAAACGATTCTGTTTAGCTCCACGCCCTAGAGCCTGGCCAATAGAACCACCTTGGCCCCCAAAGTCAGGGGTCCGAAATGTTGCGTTAAAAATATCAATTCCTGAAGCCATATTATCTACCGTATTGGTTAGCTAAGTACTGACCACCCATGTTAATAAGTTGGCCGCCTAAAGCTTGTTTAGTTTTGCCTGATTGTATCTGAGATAACCCCGAAGAGGAGGGCATGAGAGGTGCGCTAACAGGTGCTAGGTTTCCACCAGCTCGGCCCGCCGTTCCAAATCTTATAGCGCCCGCTGTATTATCAATAGCACCAAGCCCCAAAGAAGCTAAATTGCTTGCCTTATTATACCTGGTGTCTTCTGCGTCAACATCTAGGCCGTAATCTGTGTAGTGTTTACCTTGCTCAAAGTTACGGTCTTGAACCATACGATTAGAAGCGTCACCATATCCTTTTTTCCCGATTTGTTGAGCCCTGTCTGCTATCGCTTTCTGAGCTGCACCCGATAACATAGAGCCTGTAGCTGCTCCACTTGCATTTACCGCCCTGGTAGCTTGTTCTTTTTGGTAATCAATAGAAGGGTCTAAAAAATCCTCAACAGTCTTCCCATACTTGAAATCTTCACGTACAGGGCCGCCTTCTCTTTGCATCTCCTCGACACCTTGGCCCGCTAATCCTGAAAATGGTGCATATAATTCTGCTAGTTTTTCCTCAGAAGGGTTATAAATATCTTGCATTGACTGCATGTACTCTTCACGAGAAATCTTATTTTGTTGAAATTGAAGCTCCAACATTTCTTTTTGTGCTTGGATTTGGCTTTCAATACCCGCCGCCTGGTCATCGCTACCCATGAGAGACAATAAACCACCCGCTCCCGCACCAATAGCAGCACCCCAAGGGCCCGCCACAGAGCCCGCCGCCGCTCCTCCCGCTACTCCACTTGCTAAATCAGCCATTACGAGCCTCCTCTTTTACTTATCTTAGTTAAAATAGTTCCTTGAACGATAACACGTCCACTATATGCTGCACTCGTGAAAGAAATAATATTGTCTTTACAATAAGCGCCTGATACTAATGTAGAATTTTCCCAAACTTGTAACATACCTGGGAGCACAGTTAAGTCCTGTCTACCTAATGTAAAAGTACCATTTGTAAATGTAACCCCATTATCCCATACAAACAGAAAAGAAACCTCCCGACCTGTTGAGGAAACGTAGGAATCATCGGGCACCGTATCAATACCTGAAGAGGAGAACAGCCTAGAATCAATATTCCATTGACCATTTAAAGAAGTCCCAAGGTCTGCGAACCACTGAAGCCAAGCATCACTTGGTATGTTAGCCTCAGAGCTCAAGAAATCATCTTGAATGGGGGCGTATGCAATTGTAGCCATTAGAAGTTTTGACCTTTCGTATAAGTTAGTTTTGCGCCTGTTATGTAAGCATCCACAGGGTCAGATATTGAAATCCTAACTACGTTGTCACGACCACGCCCACACCTACGAGCAGAAGCTCTTTGTGAATATTTACCGACCTTACCAATAGGGATATTTCGCATCGTATTGAACGTATTACCTGAATCGTTTGATATTTCTAACATAAGTATTGGGTCTGTACCACGCATGCCCTGTATTTGATTCGTAAACTCTCCATAATTGGCTTGAAGACCCACACCTGTTTGCATATCAATATCCAACCTATCCATAAACATTAGCTGCATATCATCAAAATAAATAGGTGATTCATGAGTCCTGACTATTGGCCTTCCATCCCACTCCACCTTTCTATCAGCCTCCAGGGTGAACAGAAGAGGGCCCGCATTAGAGCCACAAATAACCCTTTCAAATGCAAACGTAGCAAACAGCACAGCCCAACGCCTATTAACGTTAGTGAAAGCGTCCCTTGTGGCTCTCTCACTCCATAGCCCAGTCGCTAAGTCTAGGCACCAAGTCATATTCAAATGAGTAAAATTCAACGTGTAAAACGTATGCCCTGCCTTTTGGTGTGTAAATCCCACGGCGTCTTGGGTTGCCTCAGGGGTCTTATCTAGTAAAGACTCTAAAGCATGGTTAGACACCCTTAGACTCTTATTACCTTGTGATTTGTAGACCACGTTTTTTCCAGCTTCAGAAGAACCTAGCCAGAACACTTGGTCACCTATTGAAGCGGTAGAATAACGAGCTCCACACCCTATTTGAGAGTTTGAACCACCTATACGCCTGAAAGGTAAATCATCATTAATATCGGTTCTCCACACCTCAATAGACCTAGGACCAAAGAACCAAATATCACCGTTCCTTATTTCCATAGATATAATAGGGTCCGCTGAACCCTCGGCAACCGCAAAGCCTAAAGGTTCAATCACCTTAGCTTGTCTAGGCAGTGACCAAAAGAATTTGTTATTGTTTTCTAAATCGGTATCATTGTTTATGATTATAATACGTTGATTTATAAACTTTAATTTTGCAGGGTTTTGAAAGCCCGCAATATTCTGTGTGTCGATAACCTCAGCAATATTATTGTCTAGTGGCATAACTACATACTGAAATCCATCAGCTAGGCACAAACTAACGCCATCGTCTACGATTGAAACCCTAGTTGTCAAATCAGTTATAGTAAAACGCTCTACTGTTGAGCCATCTGCAAAGCCTTCAAATACGGACCCTGCAAAGCAAGTAAATAGCCTACCTGTGCTAGTTGTGTATAATCCCCTACATTCTGCGTTAGGGTCCACACCTGGTATTGGACTCTCACCTGTAGTTACAACTAAACCCCCGAGCTCTTCAGTAGTAGAATCAGAAATAAAAGAGAAATAGGTAAATGATGTGGCTGAATTAACAGAAACCACCTTCACATTAGTTTCATCATAGGAGGTAGTCCCGCCTATTGTAACGATTTGGTTAAGTATTAAGTTGTGAGGGTCGGAGGTCTCAACCGTTATACCGTTTGGATTGGTCCCAACCCCTTGAATACTTGTGATAAGTTGGTCAGGGAGTGGATTGGTAGTAAAAGTTTTGGTGCCAGGTGTAGGTATCAAAGCAGTAGGTCTTTTACCTTGACCCTCTGTTGATTCAGGAAACCAATTAACAGTTTTACGGACGCTAATACTTTTGGAGCTTGCAGGGTATGAGCCTGTTACAAAGTCAATAGTAGGCATTTATCCCCCTAGTAAGAGTTGTTTCTGACGTTGTAGCGCCTATTTGAGCCACGAACAGCGCCCCGAGTAGATAGAATTTGCGGGTTAACCTGAGCCCTTTTGATTCCATTTAAATACTTAAGGGCTAGTCTAGCCATTTCTTGAAGCTTTGGTCCGCCATATTGAGACGCTAAAATCTCTGATACTGCGTACTGTAGAGCTATAAAGAACCCATTAGGGAGATTGATAACATCATTAAGGTTGTATTCACCCATCACAACCTCATTAGAAAGCCTATAGTCAGCATTAATAGAAGAGAACACCTCAATGGTCATTAGAGGGTAATCAGTCCGCACAGTGTACTTATTGCCTAAGCCTAGTGTAATACCCCCCGCATCTGAAAGATACTGAAGCCTTCCCGAGTCTGCCGAAATAGGGTCTACATATTCCATCGGGTACAATTGGCCCGCACCACCCTGGGCTAGATTAATGATCTTGTTAGGTCTTTTTATGAACACATCGGCGTATAAGAAAACACCTTCAGTCGTGGTTAGTGTCATATTTGAGAAATAAAGGGTTTCCCCTGCGGTTATATCGGGCCCAACAAATGAAGATAGAGTAGCATCGTAAACACTGACTGTAAATGTGGGGTCTGTTGAAACCTTACCTAGTGTCAATGTGCTAGAGCTTGGGATTATAAACTTATCGCCATTGTCTAGGGTCATAACAGCATCACTAAAGGCGGGTACGGTTCCCACACCTGTAATTGTATTGGATAATCCTGTTATGGTGCCGCTAACTAGGTTCGAGGTTTCCCCAGGGTCCTGCTCTAAATGCTTACCGACTGTAAATGTACGCCCAGTAAGTCCGTTTAATGTAAAATCGGTTAGTGTTTCAGTATAGGGTACAAGGGCCTCGTTATCCCAAAAAGATAAGATTCCGTTCATTTCATCAACCGCTTGAGAAGCCTCATTAGCTTCTAAAGTTTCTTGGGGCTCAATAATACCAGCTGAACGTGCTGCCCGAGTGACTAAATCCCTTGCTGTCTTGGATGACACGCTATTAGCCCTCTTCTTTTAATAGGTCTAGCGCCGCTGCTGCCGCCGCTTCTGCTTTTTTTCTGTTTGTGATAGCTGCTTTTTGTTGAGGCGTCAAAGGTGGCACAAGAGACTTACCTTTATACTGAAAGCCTATTTTGTTTAGTCTAAGCTCATCCTCTTTGTCTATTGCCAAGAATGTTCTGCCTCTGTCACCTGTAAATGTTAACGTCTTAGGATATTCCATGTGTTACTCCAATTTGATAAAAGAAGAGGCCAACATTATTACAGTTGGCCTCTTTAGTGATATTGTGAAGCTTAAGAGATCTCTTATTCTTCGATGTAACGCACAGCTAGTTCTTGGCGTAGAATTTGGTAACCAAATAATACATCTAGGCGTGAAATGAACTTATTGTTTTTAGTGTCAAAGTCACGAACAAAGCGAAGTGAAATTCCATCATACACCTGGCGTGAAGCCATGTCTGTTCCTGTAGGTAGTACAAGGTCAGCGAATCCGATTGTAAACGCATCTTTGTGGAAACCAACAGATTGAGCTTTAACACCCGCACCGCCCGCTGTACCAATAAATGCGATTGCACTACCACTTGCAGTAAGTGTAGACTGATTCGCTTGTGCTGCCCAAAACTTTTCGTCTTGAGTCGTAACTGTTCCAGGAACTACATAAGAAATAGCACCTAGTTCAAGGCCACGACTTGTAAGGCGTGTATTACCTGGACCCGCACCAACTTCTTGATTAAGAGAGCTGTAATCAGCAAGAGCTTGATACTTAATGGATGTTGCAGCACTAAGAGCTTTTTCAGCTACTACGAATTTACGAAGTGTAGCGTAGACTTTTTTGGTCTCATCATGCACCTCGTAAACGCCAGCTACAGTAAATACAGTACCCAACTCTACATCAGCAGGGAGAGCTGAAACAGTTAAGGCAGACCCGCCTTGAGTAAAGTCAGACCCAGCAGTTACACCAGCAAGAACGTTGTTTAGTGTAATTGTAGGAATACGGCTAGATTGAACGAAGTCAAACCCGCCTGTTTTACCAATGTACCCCTCTGTGTATTGCTTAGAGATTGAAGACGCTGATTGGAATAATCCTTTAGTGTCATCAAGGATGCCCACTTGTTGGATTGGGTCAATCATGAAACATCTGTTTGCATCAGCAGGAGCTAGATTTTGGTCCATAACAGCCTTAGCCATAACCACATCTTTCCAAACAGGTGCAGAGCTTGAAACAGTCGCAGCGATACCGTTCACCATGCTCAAAGCCGTAGCTTCAACAGTGGACGCTAGTTGAGCCATCGCAGGTTCAAGAACGTTCTTAGAGAAGTTGTCTAGGCCTAGTGTAAGCTCAGTAGAACTAAAGTCGAAGTCTACACCAAGTAGCTTGGTAAGAGTCAACTGTGTGTTAGTCTCACGGAAATCTTGAGCGTCAGACACATCACCTTCACGAGTGATAAACTTAGCTGGTTTTCTAATACGGATTGAATCACCAATACTAGCGCCATCAGTAGAGAATGATTTGTCGTATTGACGGTTAATTTTACCCACAAAGGATAGTTTTTCATGAAGGATTCTTAGTCCCTCTTTTGTAATTTGGTCAGCTGTTAATATTTGATTAGCCATGTGTTACCTTTTTAGTTTAGTGTGTTTTTGGACTATCGTCCTAGTTATCCATGCACTTTCCTGGACCTTGCTTTCATCCAATCTTCGATTGACATGCTCGATTCAGATACTCGTGCTTTCCCCTTACTTCTATTTTTAGGAGTAGGAGAAGCGTTTGTGGTTGTTGACTCTTTAGGCTGTACAGCTTTCCTATACAGCTTTCTTTCCAACAGCCTTATATGTTCGGAACGCTCAGCTACTGACATGTCAATGACATCATAAGCCTCTTCAGGATTTGACGCAAGGTGAAAAGCTATTCTAGGGCCTATTACTGAGCCTGAAATAACTTGCAGCACATCAACTGGGAAGTCCACATCAAGTGAAGAAACAACTTCTCTATAATTAGGCATTTCCTCCCCAAAGTCTTGTAGTTTTTCGTTCCATGCTTCAGATGCTTTAGATGACGCCGCCTTTTGAGCATTATCAGATTGCGTAGCCTCGTCCCTTTTATCGAACAACGCTTGTGCTTTCTTTTCTATTTGCAAATCCATCCATTCATCGTCAGTATAATCATCTCTGTTTAATTCTGGCTCTTTATGGTTAGACTCCTGACTCGCCTTAAGTTCATCAATTTCACGCTGCATTTCCTTTTTTTGTCGGGTTAATGCTGCAAATCTTTTGGTTACACCTTTGGGCAACTGTTCTTCTTTAGGTTTCTCAACTTCTTCAGGTGCCCCTGTTTCCGTTTCTTCCCCTGTAGGAACCTCACTGTTTATACTGTTAGCTTCAGTAGGCGTTTCGGTGCCTTCGTCCTCGGATAAATCTAGGTGTTCGATGATTTCTTCGTCCATCACACTCTCCTATAGAGTTAAGTAGCAAAGTTGTACCGCAACTAAGAACGGTTATAAGCAAAACCTATCACCTTGCATAAAGCAATAGATTTCACTTATGATTAAAATATACCTAATTTTTTACATACATGCCAAACTTATTTTAAGGGGCTGGTTCAGGCTTACTTGCAAGCTCTGCTTTTGCCACCTCTGCGGCTGCTTTAGTGAAGTTACCCCTTGCGTCCGCTTCAATCTGTGCCGCTTGCCTATCATCGGCAGAAGTTTCTTGTATCCTAACAGCTGCGATTTTAGCTTCTGCTTTGATAATCTCTTCTTGTATGTCGGTGCTTCTGTCTTTCTCATTATCAATGATTTTAGTTTGAAGTTGGTTAAGAGTAGCCTTAAGCTCTGCGTTCTCCGCTTCCAACTCTTGAGACTTCTGCAAAGTTTCTTCAGCGTTAAACCCATCTTGAAGAGAAGCGGGCAGCATCTTCTCAAGCCTATCAGCTATCTCACCTGTGCCTGGTAAGTCTAGATTCCTAACCAATTGGTCACGCATTAGAGGCATGGCTGTTGGGTCCACTTGAGCTATTGCTAGAATCGCCTGGATAGATTGAGTCTTCTTGTCTGCGTGTGCTGGCCCTCCGTCCGTGGTCACGTCCATAGTCCTTAAAACTTGTGGTGTGATTATCTCGGATAGGTTGGCCGTTATCTTCTGTACTTCTCCGTGTTCGTCACGTACTGATATAAGTCTAGGAGTATCAAAAGCATAGGGTATTGTGTGCAAAACTACACGAGCTACCTGAGCCAAAGACTGCCTAAAGTTGGACGCATATTGAGCCGTGTTTAATTCGCCTTGTGATTTACGAGTCAATACAGCTAACCCTGTTTCTTGAGAAGTCTGCTTCTCACCTAACTGATTGTCAAATATTCCCGATGCCCTGCCCATGTCAGCTTGCGCCTGGTTACGAGATTCAATCAAGCCTGTGGACTGTACAGTGTTGTTTGCTCTTTGAGGTGGGCCGATGGGTGTACCATCAATGCTTGTAGCCTTGTAAGGGAGAAAAGAGTGGTTCTTTGTATTAGCAGTAGCCCAAATATCGGTGTACTTAGCTATCTGCGACTCTTCTGCGATGTAAGGCGCTTTGGGTGCAAGAGAAGCTAGTTCAGCCTCATTTGATGCGTAAAAGTTTACCATCTTCTGTGAGTCTTTCACCCAATGTACGATACCAGCCCAAAGGAAGTTACCAACATCACCCGAGTGCAGTCTGTCACCATAAAAAGGAATAAGAGGGATGAAAGGCAGAGGTAAAGTAGACTCTTCTACAAGTAATTGACCTACAAAGCGGTAGCATTTACAAACTTTCTTGTCAATCATGCGTGAACGCTTTAGGACAGCGCCCTCAATCTCTTCGTCAGAGTAAGATTCTTGACCTTCATACCAATAACGAGGAGCTTTCTCAGTCTCCATTACATAATACATTAAATCAGCCACTGAATCTTCAGGAACCGTCCAATTATCGTAAACGTTTATGCCCTCAAGTGCGGTGTTCCCTACATCTTCACCAAATTCTTCCTTAGCCGATTTAGAATCAACATACTCAACTTGAACACCGTAGTTTGCATCTGAGCCGTCTATCATGTTCGAATAAGGGTCCAGGAATACCGTAAGAGGATTACGCACAGGATCAATACAAATCTTTTGGTCTAGCCCTTCGTCATCTTCATAGTCTAAGCCTATCTTAACAAATCCAAACCCACATGTAACAGCGTTTTCATAGGCTATATCGTAAGACTCTTGAGCCCTCGATTGATACTCGACACTTCTGAAAATATCACTTACAAGCTCTGTAAACTCTTCATTCTCACTAGATACCTTGATGCCCATAGGGTGTAGTCTAAGTGGATTAACTACGTTATTAATCAAGGTTCTTGTGAAGTTCATAACTAGGCTAGGCCTATCATCTTCTTCACGCTCCGCTTCCGTATCGGGGTCCCATTGATAGCCTGAGCTAAACTCTAGCTCTCTATTTGCCTTGTCGTACTGCTCAGACCAAAAGCCATTTACAGTGTGTAGTCTTTCCCGAAGTTCAGACCTTATGTTATCAGAAACAATACTAGAAGGTTTCTTCTTGTTCTTTCCATCCATTTGATACTCCTTTTATTAACCCATGAATCCTCTACCCCTACGATTACCGCCAAGGAGAGCATCTATTAATTTCTGTTCATTCTTATGTGATAATGCTCTTATGTCTATTAGAGTCATAGCTAGAGCATCAGGTACATCAGGTGAGCGCTTGTTTCTTATCCTTAAAACCTCTTTACTTACTAGAG